GAACGAACCGCGATCCCAGAAACCATTTTCCGCACAACCCAGGCAGCCGTGACCTGACTGGATCGGGAAGGAAACGCCATCGTTCCAGCGTGTGGAGGAACAGGCGTTATAGGTGGTAGGCCCTTTGCAGCCCATTTTGTACAGGCAGTAACCTTTGCGGGCAGCGTCATCATCCCAACTCTGGACGAACTCTCCGGCGTCGAAGTGAGCGCGGCGATAGCATTTATCGTGGATTCGCTGACCATAGAACATCAACGGACGGCCCATTCTGTCGACATCTGGCAAGCGATCAAAGGTCACCATGTAAGTAATGATGGCGCTCATCACATCCGGGATCGGCGGGCAGCCAGGTACTTTGATAATAGGTTTGTCGGTGATGACTTTGTCGATAGGCGTTGCCTGCGTCGGATTGGGTCGCGCGGCCTGCACGCAGCCCCAGGACGCGCAGGTTCCCCAGGCGATAATCGCGCTGGCTCCGGCAGCGGCACGTTTGAGTTTCTCAATAAACGGTCGACCGCTGCTGATACAGAACATCCCCTGCTCGCCCAGCGGCGGATTACCTTCTACTGCGAGGATATATTTGCCATTGTATTGCGTGATGATGTCTTCAAAGACTTCTTCCGCCTGGGTTCCGGCGGCAGCCATCAAAGTATCGTCGTAATCGAGGGAAATCAGGGAAAGGATGACGTCCTTTGCCAGCGGGTGAGCGGAGCGGATAAAAGATTCGGTACAGCAGGTGCATTCCAGACCGTGGATCCATACCACCGGAATGCGCGGTTTGTTCTCCAGCGCCCAGGCAATCTTTGGTGCCATTCCCGCGCCTAATCCCAGCGACGTGGCAGCCAGACTACAATATTTGAGAAAGCTGCGCCGGGTAACGCCCTGACGCCGCATGGCCTGGTAAAATGTTTCCTCGTTATTCATATCGCACGTCTCTTCTCCTTGCGACACCGGCAGGACACCGGGCGCTTATGGTCGGCAAGCGACGTCCCTGTAGCAAGGCAAACCATCGCTTCACGTGAGATGCTGAAAACGAAAGCTCATCCTTCTGCACTGGCGCACGTCGCCAGAAAGTAATGTTAATAAAGCGTAGTGAAACTTTTGCACAAAACAATACAAACTGTGTGGATTTATCTTTTAGCGATAAAAATGGACCTATTTTTCTTTTTGCCGGGCAGTGGGGATGTTTAGCCGGTTGCTAAACGAGTAAAAGAGAAGGAATTCATGGTGATGAAATGATCAATCTGCTGTTATTTCACGCTATCAATGCACTTTTGGCTGTTTTTCAGGCAAACAAACAAATTAGGGGTTTACACGCCGCATCGGGATGTTTATAGTGTGCGTCATTCCGGAAGTGTGGCCGAGCGGTTGAAGGCACCGGTCTTGAAAACCGGCGACCCGAAAGGGTTCCAGAGTTCGAATCTCTGCGCTTCCGCCAAATAATCAAGGGGTTACCAAACGGTAGCCCCTTTGCTTTTTGGGTTCTTGGTATAAACTTGGTATACCAATTGGTATATTTTCAGTCTTTAATATCTGCGATATTTTTCCCGCGAGCGCCTCTTTTGATGTCTTTGTGGCCTCAAGGTTTTTCTGAGCTAACGACCAGTTTCCTGATTGAATGCAAATCCCCCAGACTGCTCAGTTCTTCCTTCATCTCCCTCCGACGGCGATAAATCTCGTCATTGCGATCGACCTGCGCCTGCGCCATCTGTCAGCGCACCTGATATCACTACAGACATAGTTTTTCTCGCGATAAATTAAATCAGGAAGAGGCTTCCGGAGAGACGGGCCATTCAATGGCGTTATATGAGGTTTTATCAGTGATGGTGCTGAAATCCATCGCCTGCAGCGATTTCGCGTAAATGCGCCAGACTGTCAGCTTTTCTTTTTCTTCATCACCGATGATTCCCAAAAGTAAATCCGTCTTCTTATCGGATATTTCCCGTTCGGCAATCGCAGTAAGACGTGCACGCTCCGACTCTGCCTGCTGCCTGTAGTCAACAGGGACCGGTAGTACTTCACCGTCTTTATAATACCAGCGCGCCTCTATACAAAAGCCATCCGGTAGTTCATCCACTTCCACAATGGTAAAACCAACGGGATAAAGACGGGATACATCTTCCGCCACGGAATAAATAACGCCGGTTTCAGGATGCGTGCACAGCTTGTATTTCTTCGTGAATTTATCCAGTGATTCATAAAAATCCTGCCCGTCTTCACTACGGAAATACTGAATGCCGTCACCATAAGGCATGTCTTCAGGGTAGTAACGCGTAATGTTTGAGAGTTCCATTATTTTCTCCTTAATTAACCTGATACAGATCGCCATGCACCATTAATATAAATCTGAGCCTGTTTGTAATACACGCCACCGATATTGTCTGCAGAGTTACGGCCAGTATCCTGAACATTAATGCCTGACAAAACACAACCAGAAGGTGCTCGAAACGTCCAGCTGTGCTCGTTCCCGCCCGGGTTGTAAAACACCTCACTGGTATACTGAAAATTCTGTACGCCACCTGTTTTGGTCTGGTAGCGGGCATCGAAGTTTCCGTAGTCTGACGGTATAACCTGACGCCCGCATCGCCAGTTTCCCGCATCATCCATATACGCCTGACCGTCCGTACCATTATCCGTACGGCTATTATTTATCATGTAAATGCCAAACTGCTTATTCCCAAGACCAGCCAGGAAATACTTTCTGTCTGCATGATCCTGACGCAGAAGCGCCTGAGCAGCATCAGTATTTATCCTGTTTTTCCCGAAAATAACGTTGTTGTCACGCATCTGAATCCACGTTCCGTTACTGCTGTTAATCGCAAAACGGCCTGCAAATACATCTTCTGTAACATCCAGACCATGTCCCATAGTTATGCGACCGGTCCTGAGATTAAGCGTAAAGGGGCGTAGCGGCCCAATATCACCACTCTCGCCCTGATTTTCCCGGGTAGGAATGAGGTACAGACACTCTTCCGAACGACGAAAAATCAGACCAAAGGCTTCGTTGAAAATCCTCAGTGCATTAACGCCACGGATTTTCAGCTCCCCGGTCATGGTGTCTCCATCACGCTGAACGGCATTTTTTGCCTTATCCACCGTGGGTTTTAATCCGAGGTTTTCAACAGCCTCATCACTGTCTTCGACATCCGAAAGATTATTTTTTATCAGCAATGCCTCTTCGTTAATCGCACCGCCAACCAGTAATAATATGGCTTTATATAACTGGTCGTGTTCCTCTTTATTCAGTTCTATCCCGGCCTTCTCAATGACACCACAGATTTCCTCCTGAAGGGCATCCCACATGGCACTGTTCAGCCAGGTGGCATGACGCCCTGTACGAATATTCCCGTCAGTAAATCCGTTCTTGCCCGGGCCAAATTTATCTTTAACTGCTGTCGGAGTGTCAATTCTGTGCATATTAAACCTCCCGTGAATGAAATATCAGAATTATGTCCTTGCCTGATTAAACAATTCCGCTGTGAAAGTCAGTTCACCCTTTGTGAAAGGCGTTTCTCCGCCTGGCTGGGCCATAAAACTCTGTGAGACAGTCGTCCAGCTGTTTGTGTCGCTTTGTACGCCATTCTCTGTAATCGTTGCACCTGCATGGCTGCCATTTTTCACTTTCCAGGCCAGGCGGTTATTGGGGGCATCAGCACCGCGGTAAGTGACCGAGGCCATAACGGCCACAACATCACTGTTGACGTTATCCACCGCACCAAACGTGGCCTGTGCGGCATTCAGGGACGGCGAGAGCATCAGATATCCGGCCTCGCTGTCAGAGGTGTTCAGCCCCGTGACAATATCTTTATTCAGTGAGTTTTTGGCGCTTCCACCGGTAAATGCCGTTACCGGGCTGTATCTGACCTCAATGCTTCCGAGCAG